TTAACTAAATCATCACCCCAATCATAATACCAATGAGAGAATACAATAGAAAGCATCTGGCAAGTCTCTAATGGCATCTTGACAATATGCTTATCTGGTAACTCAGTAGCAGATTTATGAGGATCAGGATTAGTTACAAATATGTTCATACACTTTCTTTGATTAGATTATAAAGTTTAGCACCAAAATCACCTTTCTCTTTAGGTACTACATTCTTTGCAATAAATGTAATATCATCAAAGTCGACTTTGAATGATACAGAATCATCTTTGAGTTTTGTATTCTTCATACAAGCATCCCAACTGCATATTCCAGCAGTATAATTCTTTGTATCCCACAATAGCATATAATCAAATGTCTTTTCTGGCAACCCTTTATTTCTTCCTTTAAAATTCATAAGTGTTACCTCTCTAGTATATGGTTTTGTTTTAAGAAACAATCCATCCATACCCTTTGACTCATAATAGATGCCATCATGAATACCTAAGAAGTCTCTACCATTCTCACAGTCGCCAACGTACTGTAATTGACCACCACTATACTTTGCAATGGCAATCTCTTGTACTTCTGCCCTGAGTGGGCGTGTTTGTTGCCTCTTTAATCCATCTGTGGACTTAACCACACCAAAGATAGAGGGAAAATCAAATTGGTCGAAGTTAATCATTTTCTAATAACAGAAATAGCGGGTTCACCCCTGTTGAATATGGTATCAACTACTGCCTCAACTTTACGTGCAGTACTGATCCCAACATTATTATACACAGGAACACATACCTTTCCATGTGTCTTGTGACGGTTTCCCAAGCGGATCACTCTACCAATCGTTTGAGAGATAGTAATGTAATCCATATTTCTCATAAACAATGCTGCCTCTAATCCCTTGACATTGATACCCTCTGATAATATGCTATGATGCAATACTACAAACTTCTTATCATCATCCTTACCCCACGCATTAAGAGTCTCAAAGAACTTATCTCTACCTACCTTCTCACCATCAACAATAGCACCTGTTTTTGATGTGATAGTCATCCAAGAATAACCACGCTCTGCAAGTTCATTCTGAAACTCAGAAGCATATAACAGACCAGTAATCTGTCTGGTAGATTTAGCACAGATAAGAACCTTATCAACCTTTAATCTATCAATAGCACTAATCATATGCTCTGATTCTACCTCAGAATAGATCTCATCCTTTCTAAGTAAACGACTCTTATATACCTCAACTTTAGGTGGTAGGATGTATCCTTGATCTACTAACTTAGGTGCTGGTACATTAACAATTACATCACCATATACATCCCTATTATTCATTCCTGCTCTCTTAACAGTAAAGCTATGCTTAGGAGTAGCAGTAAAGAAAAAGCACCTGTTAGACCAATCAGTTGCAAAATGTTCCACAGCAGGGAAAAAGTTTCGTTGAACACTATTGTGTGCCTCATCAAAGTAAATGGTATCTACATCAATGGTAGATCTTTTGACCTTATCAAGTGAATGATAGGTAGTAAATATAATCTTATTGCCTCTTGTGTGCTTATGCCAAAAGTAAATATCCTCAATCTTTGTTGATGAATAATGAGGTGTCTCACCACTGTGTACGTGCATCACAGAAACATTATCAATCTGTTCTAAAAACTCAGATGATAGTTGCTCTGCTAATAGTATGCGTGGTGCGACTACAACAATAGTACCACCTGACCTCTTAGCATCCTCTATCATACACATAGTTTTACCACCGCCTGTAGGAACGATGATCTGCCCTTTCATATTGGTTGCCATAGCATCCAAAGCATCATTTTGGTGTGGACGTAATGGCATCAATGTTTCTCAGTTGAACATATTATAGCATAAAAAAACCCCCTTGAGGGATTTTGTGCCAGTTTTGCTACTGGTTTCTTAAAAAATTATAGAGCTTCCCGTACAAACCATACAAAGGTATGTATAGTAAAGGAAATCTACACTAGAAGAATTGCTCTACTCCTATAGGTTCACCAAAACTATAATCATACTCTAAAGCATCAGCACAAACATAATGCTTATGATTAGATCTTACACCCAATCTGACACATAACTCTTTATGATTATCTGGCATTATCTCAACAGCATACAACATATTGTTTAGAATATGCTTCTCACTATGATAGTTCATCAACCGATTCTTTAGTCCAACCAAGAAATTGCCACACCCTGCTGAATTATCAAGGAATTTACTGCTAGAATCCTTAAGTAATTCAACATCAATATCATCTATCATAGATTCTACTAACTCAGGTGGTGTGAATACCTCTTGAGTTTCCTTTATTCTTTCATTAGATCTTTCTATATTAGATCCAGATTTTATATTATGCTTATTCTTTTTCATCTAAACATTTAATATAAGTTGTAATTAAATCATTCTTACCAAAATGATAGCGACCATTCGTTTGTGTTGCCACTTCTCTAAACTTAGGAGCAAACTCAATCAGATTATCTAAAACTTCTGGTGATCTTACATTTAAAAAATGATGTCCCTTAGCATAATGTGTAAAGTTCTCAGTCTTTACAATACCACTAGGGCCACATCCATATTCACCAACAAAAACATCTGCTTCAAATCTATCTTTATAATCTAGAAATTCAAAATCTGGATGCTCAGTGTGCATAGGAATCTCGTTCACTCCTACTTCAAATCTCGAAGTGTTTTTTACCTTCCAGTATTGTTTTACAGCACTAATTCCACCAGGAAATGTAGTATGATCTAGATCATCATCAACTTCACAATGAAGATATGATTTAATCTTATTTTGAGACGATGGTTTTCTTACAGAAGTAGGTAATACAAACCTAATATCATCTGTAACCTCAGAGGTTTTATTTAAAAATCGTATAGCAAGATTCCCTCCTACACCATAAGGAGGATTTCCTATAGCAAGAGTAAATTTCATAATAAAAGTATAACAGGAATCTCGAACAGTGTCAAGTATTATTTTATAGTTACTGATTTACTAACTGAACCACCAGGTCCTATTGCTGTAATAGTATATGTTGTTGTTACTATTGGTTTCACACCAACACTTCCACTTAATGAATTAGCAGGGAAATTAAATGTAGGATCATTTGGTGAAGAAGTTGCTGTAATTGTATCAGCCTCACCACCTATAGCCCATTGAATTTGTGCATCTGGAAACTCTTCAAAAACATTTAAATCAGAATTAACAGTTGTTCCTAATCTAAATCTTCCATTCCATTCAGAAGTATCCATACCATCGTCTTCTAAATGAAGTTCTTTACAATACATAAATTCAGTTGCTCCATTACGATTAAAAGGTTTTGCAGTTGAATTAGCGTGTGGTACTAAAACTCCATTTATAGTATTAGTTGGATTTAATGATAAACCTTGAGTTACTCCATATCCATATCTATTACCATCCTCATCTTCTACTAAGTCATTCCATCCATCATAATCCCAAACTAAAGGATATTCTCCAGCACCTAACAAAATATTTGGATGTTGAGCAAAAACACCATATAGTGAAGGAAAGTTATTAGGATCAGTAGGATCTGGTGGATGCTGATATGTCATATAACCATTATTAACTAACCAACTACTAGATGCAGTTTTACCTTGACCATTACTTTTTATAGAACTCCAGAACGCTAGTTCTGCATTTGTATCTGGTCGTCTTAAACTAAGTCTATCTAAATGCGTCCTCTGCCTCCCTGGATTATCATCCCAATCATACCTCAATCTAAACGCAACACCAATACCATCAGGAGCAGTAACCATTAGATGTGATGCTGCAGGGTAACTAAATCTAACATATTGTGGTGTTTGGAATGATATAGTTGGTGGTGGAGTATCAGGTTCTTCTGCTTGAGTTCCATCACATCCACCTGTTTCATAAAGTCCTTTTAATGTAGTTGTTGTTATAGTTCCTGATACAGTATATGATTTAGTATTTGTTCCTGGTTTAACACCACAAATAGCAGTTCCACCTCTTCCACCATCATGTATATCACCAGTTCCTCCAGCATTTTCTCCAGCAGTTGATTGACCTGCCTGACCCCAATCTCCACCATCACCACCTGATCCACCAGGTTGTCCACAGCGTCCACCTGTTTTTATAGTTCCTGCTGGACATACTGGACACAAATCACTTGGAGCAGTACCACCAACACCATCAGTTCTTGCTTGATTATATCCTATTCCATTTCCACCAGCACCACCAATACCCTGTGCAGGTGTGGTTGATTTTTCTGAATTAGAACAACTTACAGTATAATATGGATCATCATTCCATGCACCAAACAAACATCTACCAAATACTCTTGCCCAACACCACCATCTACCATTACATCTACCCGTTTCTGTAGGTCCAGCAGTTGTAGTGTGTCCAGGTTGACAAGTAGGAGTTGAATTACATGCACCTACATCATAAAATAATCCACAATCTGCTCTATCACCAAGGGGACCTTCATCTCCAGTCTCACCATTAGATCCTTGTTCACCTCCACCTCCTCCACCCCAGATTTCAGCATTTGATCCAACAATAACTTCAGTTGCATTTCCTTGATGAGAAACCTTTAATGCATTACCACCATCTTTTCCTGGTGCATTTCCATGAGGCCATCCTCTAGTATCATTACCACCAATTCCACCTGCACCATGAATCTTTCCAGTAACTTCTATCTTATTATTATAAACATTACATCCAGGTATTAATTTAGCAGCAGATGCCTTATCCGATCCTAAATTATTACTTTGAGGATCACCATCAGTTCCAGTATCAGTTGAATAGCAATGTCCAGCAATTACAAGAGTTTTTGATACATTCTTTGAATAGTTACCATTAGTAAAGTTTGTACTATCTCTTCCACTAGCACCACCACCAGACCAATCAATACCATTTGTACCATCAAATCTACCAGCATCAAACTGAGATTGAGTTCCACTTTGAGTTGCTTTATATCTTTTTACTGAATTTCTAAGTGTTGATATTACTAAATTAGTTCCATTTCCTGAGAATAGATTTCCAGTAGCATCGTAAGTATCAGGAGATATATCTTCATTCTCAGTTGAATCAGGAACAATAGGATTTGTTACATCAACATTAGTATTCCTAAAGAGTTCAGATGCAGATACAGATCCACTACTAACCTCTTTAAATGCTAATCTTAACTCACTAAACTTTAATGTAGCGTTTGCAGCACCAACAAGAAGAAGTTGAGTGCTGGAATCTCTTACTGAAGGATCAGATCCTTCATTTTTTACTACGGTTACTGCCATCTATATTATGCTGAATGGTTTACTCCACGCCAACCTACACCTTCCTGATAAAATTCTAATCTATTCTGAGAAGTATTATAAATTAACGACCCTCCTACTGGAGCAACAATATTAGCCCTATCAGCAGTACTTACTCTAGGAAGAATTAAGTGTCTAAATGCACCATTCGCAAGTCCTGTACCAGCATCACCAAAGTCAACAGCAGATCTTACTGAAGTTGTACCTACACCAACAGTTCCAGATCCTTCAATTCTAACATTACTACCATCAAAGAAAGTTACACTAGAAGTACTAAAACCAATATTATGTTGATATACTGTACTATTAAATACGAAATCAGAATAAGGGTGAGTAGCTGAAGGATTTATTGTTCCTAAACCAACTCCATTAAACCAAGCACCACCAGAAACATTTAATTTTTGAGTAACTACTGTTGTACCAATTCCAACATTACCTAATAATGAATTGCCAAATTGTGCATCAATATCAGTACCACCAGGAACATTATCCATTCCTGTGCCAATTGCTACTGTACTAACTCCACATATTCTTGCAATTTCTACATTATTAAATGTTGATATACCTGATGAAGTATCAACATTTGCATTAATAGCACCAGTTTTTGGAGTTAATGTTTGAAAAGTAACATCACCAGTAACATTAATATCTCCCGTTACTGTTGTATTACCAGTTAATCTGGTTGTACCAAGAACGTCAAGTGCGTGTTGTGGTGTTTCTCTATTAATACCCAACTTACCGTCATAGGTAAGAGTCATTACATTATCAGTTGTCTTATAATTCCACTTAAATGATCCTGTATTAATACCTGTTTGTGATCCAAAATGAATATAATTTGTTAGATCACCAGAATCAGTATTAATTATATCAAGTGATTTGTCATTATAACCATATCTAAACACTCCAGTACTTTGAGCAACACCCGCAGTTGGAGTAAATTCCTGTCCAATAGAAAGTAATGCTTGAGATCCTTTTACATTAACAGTAGCAATCCCACTATTAAGAATTTGGAGATCGTCTGTTGGAACCTGTATTCCAATACCTAATTTCTCACCAACATTCAATGTAGATACTGTTGTCAATCCAATATTAGAAGTACTTGCGATTACTCTTCCAAGAGTAGCAATACCTGTAGGATCAGAATTAATATTTGTTACTGATAAAGTAGTAAAGGTTGATATACCACTATTAATATTACCAGATAAAGCACCACTAAAAGTAGTAGCAGTTATAATACCTGTTATATTAACATTAGATGCTTCTACCTGAGTAAATGTAGATATACCACTAACAATATTTCCTGCTAAATCACCATCAAAAGTAGTAGCAGTTACAACACCACTAACATCAACATTAGTAGACTTAATTTGAGTTATAGTTGATATTCCACTATTAATATTACCAGCAACACTACCAGTAAGAGTTCCTGTAACATCACCTGATAAAGGACCGCTAAATGTACCAGCAGTAACTATTCCAGTTGCTACAAGACTACCTTCAGATCCTATTCCTACACCAACTTGAAAATTCTGAGGATCATTTGTACCACCTATCTGTAAAGCAAATCTTGGATCATCAGTAGCTACTCCAACATTACCTTCATTATAAATGCTTAAAAATCCTAATCCAGCATCCTTATCAGACCATTGAGATGTTGGAAGTCCTTGTAAATATCTACCATCACCATAATAAGTAACTATTCCTGTACCTGCATTTGTAGAAGTAATAACTCCTGCTGGATTACCTACAACAACACCTTCTCCAACAGTTCCACCTGAATAATTATTATTACCAACATTAAAATTACCTGTTACAGTTAAATTAGTAATAATACCACTAGTAACATTAAGTTCACCAGAGTTTGGAACATTAGCATCATATAATGATACGATCTTTCCCCTAACATCAAGTGCCTCTGAAGGAATAGTAGTTCCTATACCAACTAAGCCTGTGGCGTTTACTATTAAATTGTCATCATCAACTTGAACACCATTACGGAAGTTGAAAGTCTTCTTGATATTTGCCATCAGTTAGTTGTTTTCTAGTTATTTATTAGGATAAGGCATCTACTTTTGCAGATAATTCTTTGATCGCTTCTATTAAAAGAGGAACAAGTTTTTCATATTTAACTGCCATATACCCATCGTCTCTGGTGGTTACAACATCAGGAAGTCCAAGTTTTTCAATTTCTTGTGCGATAACACCTGTTTCACTACCCTCTTTAGTAGTATTTTCATTCCAATCGAATGTATTACCACTAATAGATATCACCTTGGCTAGAGCATCTGGAATAGGAGTGATATTATCTTTTAATCTCTCATCAGATGAATAGTAAGCAGTAATATCTCCCCAAGCATCAATATTACCATTTAGTGATGAATTTCCAATCTCAATTCCAGTAGACTTAGTCGTTAATCGTGCAGCACCTCCTGAAGTACTAGATTTATGGAATAACTCTATTTCACCATTCCCAGTGTTATTAAAT